AATCGATTGAGTAGACGTCTGGTTTCGGACGTTAAGAATTTATTCTAGAAGCTAGCTAATTTGGTTTGATTTTAGCTACGGAACTTTAGTTACTGAGGAGTACTAATTTATGATGTTGGAGCTACCACCATTGTAATGGTGGCTCTAATTTTCAATTTCCGGAAGTAGACATACAATAAATGTTAAGCACTAAGTTTACTGACGTACACTGTGTTGACCTAATTTTAGGCGCGTCACTATGTACAGGCGGCCCTTGTTGGCCGCACATATCGAATAAAAATAAACATAAAAACACGCGAATATACGCAGAAGTTATTGTTATATATAAAAGTGCCCAAAAATTGCGACTAAACAATGGAAGATTTTGAATTATCAAACTGCCGGTGTAAAAACCGCGCGTGGGATTTGGAAAAGTTACAGAGGATCTGGAGAGCAGGTGCTTCCAAAAGGTGGGCGACATATTTAAACCGCCGCAAGTTATTTGCCGGGTGATGAATACCACTGATCATTATTATGTTGATCCGATCAGGATCCATACTCGAATACCGCCGATACCCCATATTGCAGCAGCAGTAGAGGAGATTCATAGCTACATTTGATTTAAGCAGACTCGATGGAAGGAGAGTATAAACATTCCCGAGGGACCATGCGCAGTGCCAAACCCCAATTTTGTCGCGCCCAGTTAAATAACTTGTTTCATTTTGAGACAACTACAATACTGAGCGCAATCGTTGAAAGAGAAGATGTTGAACGAAGTGAGAACTAAGCAGGTTCTTTGTTACCTACTTGGTTTTCTAATTGTCAGCTTACTTCCATTTGACGACGGATTACTGAGATTTATTGTGGGAGCCCCTATTGCATTCTTTGCTGCAGTGTTTTACATTGTGAGCTTTGATAAAATGAGAGATCGACTTTTTGCAGGAAACTTCAGCTTTGTGCTGTTGACATTCCTTGTGACCCCTATACTAATGATGTGTTTACGCGTCATTTCGTACATTGAGATTGACCCTTGGCGTTATTTAGCATACATTTTTGTTGTGTCACTAGTTGGATTGATTTACTTCCTTTTGATTTTGGAAGTGAAAATGACAGCAAGTAGACAACGACGAATTTTGTGGATGCTTAACAACATACCACGTGTTCAAACGACGACCCCTGTTTGTGTTAACTCAACTCCTGAACAAGGAGTGATGTTAAAGGAATTAACCCCTGAGACAAGTGAGCACGGTTATGAGGATCGTCTTGAGGAAGATTTTGCAAAGTATTTGCATGATGCTCGAGGAGATTTTGAGCTCGCAAAACAAGCAAGGTCTGAGGAGGAAAATGAGAAATCGTTGGATTATGACGATCGTGATGAGATTAAGGAGGGATTTAACCCATATGGAAATGGGCAAACCGCACGTGATCAACGTGTGAAGAGCCTTTTGGACAAGGCTATTTCTATGACTTTGACCTATATAGATGCGATGGAGCTTCGAAGGCTTAACGTGTCTAATCATGAAGCAAAGACACTTCTTGGAGATGGATTTAAGGTCATCATGGAAGATGCGAGACGAATGGCGAACGAGCAATCGTTTGTTGAGAGTATCGCAAACCGGATGAATAATCCGAAGGTTCACGAGCAACGCAAAGCGAAAAATACTATACGAAATTATTTAGCGAAGCAACGTGAACGATCGAAAGGAGAGAACCGAGTTCAGCGTTTTTGGATCCCTGTGAAGCCTCAAGTGCTTCCAGAGAAACTTATGACGCGTTACGACAGATTGGACATCGATGGAATTTTATATGATGTTCGTGATGTTGTGACTTATGGACTCAAACCTGAAGATCGTGGATTAAACGCAAAGCAAGTGCGAGATGGACAGAGACTATTAGAGAATTTGCTAGCAGCAACTGCTGTTGGTGAGGCTCAAGTTAGTTTGACGTCTATTTCGTTTGCGATACGTGAAATCCGCAAAACTGTGGAACTTATATGGAATGGCGCAGCGCCGTTCCTAGCAGCGATAAAAGGAGTCTGGACGAGATTCCCTACAGCTGCGCAAGTAGCTGAGAACGTGATTACACTTATCAGCGATGTTATCGGAATGGTGAATTTGAAAGGCAAGGCGTTGATCGCTTTTGTCTCAGCACGCATAGCGGCGTGGGGACTTAAGATTGGATCAGCCTGGTCTGGATTTTCAGAACATGTCGAAACTATACAGTCTTTCCTAATGCAACTTACCGAGGGAAAGACTCAAAAGGTTACGATAGTGACGAAAGATAAGACCATTGACATTGGTGTCGGAGAGGCACAAAACGGAGGAGAACATATGGCGAAGACTCTTGTTATGTTCTTGGGTCACTTTATTTTTGGATTTGGTGATATTAAGATGAACGACGAGAGGGCTTCGCGTATTGCGAAACACTTTGGTGCCTTAAATGGCATCGCGAGCTTTTTACGAAACATTGGAGGAATTCTAGGTGAAGTCATTGACGAGATTACTATTGCACTCTTTGACAGAACCGTGATTAAGAAGGTGCCTCGTGAGTTGATAGCTCGGATGAGAGAAGGAATGACGGAGATGATGGATGCGATTACAATTGGAACTGTTACATACGCGCATGCGCGAACGATAGTTTCGAAAGTGTCAAATATTCAGGCTCTGTACCAGGACGTCTATGCACAGTCACAAATTACACCCTATAAACATTTTGATTACTGGATGACTATGTATGGACAGTTCACACGTCTTGCTGAACAAGCGAGACTTAAAGTTGGAACCGATAAATTGAAACAGAACCCTATTGTTTTGCAGTTATGTGGGCCGTCTGGGATTGGAAAAACGTCCCTGATGGCTTCATTGGCCAGGTTGGCCCACATTTACCAAACTAAAGCGGAGATTGATTTTAACCCCGTTTATGTTTGGAATGCAGACAAGAAGTTTTTTGAAGGTTATGTGGCAGATAAGACAACGACGATTCTAGTAGATGAAGGGTATTCTTTTAAGGACCCTGAAATCTGCATGAAAACGTCAGCGTTTTTCTTACACTTGACTGGCAATTTGCCAGTTCCAGCTGAAATGGCTTTTGAACTGAAAGGAAAAGTATTTTTGGAACCGATTATGACTGCCCTTATTTCTAATTGGAACGTGCTGCCTGCGGCGGCAATGGGAACTTTCTTTTCTATGCCATTACTGAGACGGTTTACTGTCTTGGATATGGACGTTCGTGAAGGACGAGGCTATGATCCCGCCTCAAAGCGATGGGATCACTCTTATTCTTGGGAGGTAGCGCAAGAAGACTACGTTTTTAAACGCGGTCACTATATTGGAAGTGAACAACAAAACCAATTGATTTGGGATGAGACGGATATGTCTCTTCGTGATGTTGTTCGCTGGATGTGCAAGTGTATCGATGAGGAAAAATCGAAGCATGAGCGCTTGATCTCTGAGGTTGAAGGAATAACTTTGGAGACTCTTATGGAGATCATGAATGAGAAAATTGAGAAGAAAGGTGAACGACCTGTTGTTGATGAGTCCTCGAGCTCGCCAAACGAGTTTGATGATGAAATTGAAGAGATTGAGAAGGCAACGAAACGTTTTGAAAAAGGAAAAGAACTAGATATTGGTGAAGCACAAGGCTTGTATGATTATATTACGAAATTTATACCATGGAAACGGGCTGAAGCTAAACCAATTGATGTGTCTGTTGACCAAATTCACGACTTTCAAACAGTCGCGAATAAGGTTATGAAGACAGTTTTTCTTGTTGATGATGATGTTGACGGGTTTGCTCTAATGAACACTCTTCGTTGTTTGTACGCAAAAGGCGAGAACATAGAGGAGTGCTTCGTGTTTGGAGTACCTGTCTTCAGCAAAATACTGACGCATGTTGATGCTAAGTATATGCCAGCATTCAAGACTAACTCAGGAAAGCTCGATTACGCGCTGGTAGCGCGAGAGCTTAATGAGTGGATGAAAACTGGTAAACATGGAGTGCCTGGACTTGATGATCCCGTGGATTTGTATAAGACGTTCATGGAGTCACTGACGAAAGGCAAGGATCTAGTGGTAAAACACTGGAAGGTTGTTGCTGTTGGATTAGTAGCAGTGCTGACACTCGTTGGAGCCTCTCTTGCACTACTTTTGGGTGGAGCAAATGAGGATTCGATAGAGGATGGATCAGCAGAGTCTGGGTACGACAAGAACCTACAAAGCGTACCACGACTCAGAAAACAAATACGGCGAAACATGGCACTTGGAACCAAAGGCGTTGGTCAGGCAGAAGTTGGCGATAATGCCACCCGTGACCAAATGATTTCAGTGTCTCGCTCTTTTGCAGAGTTTGAGTTTCTAACCGTTATTGGAGAACCGCTGTCAATGAAAGGAATTGGCTTTAATATCAAAGGTTCGGCGTGGATTCTTCCATGCCATTACCTCGATTTTGCCGATCGATTTCCTGAGACAGCGACGACTGTGATAATTCGGACCCAAGCACAAACCGTTCTTATCCCTTACACTCAGATGAGAGTGCTTTCATGGGACACAGACGATAACTCTTTTGTGTCTGATATGGTCACAGTAACTGTGCCAAGGTCTAAAATGCCTATTGGTCGTGATCTGACATCCCTGTTTATTCAGGATAAAGACTGTGACCAGCGTTTACTTGGCAATGTTGTCCGGGCGATGCCGAACGACAAATTCCAGATGCTGCTGATCGAAAAAGCAGAAGATGGACGATTTAATTTCGTGCACCCGCGTGGAGATGTGCAAGGAGACGCTGAACTTATAGCGACTCGTGTGGAGGTGAATTTACCTCCCCACTTGATTACACACTCTGTGCTGTATGCACTGAGATCTGATAAAGGGGACTGTGGTGCCTTGTACTTCTTGGATAACAAGATGGCAACTCGGAAAATCATAGGAATGCATGTTGGCGCGATTAAAGGTCGTGCAATCATGCCTATTATTACTCAGGAAATGATTAAGTCATTTGTTGACCCAATTCTTGAGGAGATGGGCCCAGAAGGAGTATCGCAAGGAGAGATCCTTCATTATGGATCTGCGATGTTGGAACCTGTGGAGCTAAACCCCGTTCATACGGATAATGTTAAGCGCCTTGGTGAAAACAAACTACTTTTGGGTGTTCTGAATGATGAAGATAAGAAACATTGGAACTACCCCCCTAATCAGACTAAACTGCGTCCGACCCCAATCTTGGCAAATGAACCACTCGAGCGTGCTCCAGCAAAATTGCAAGCGAAAGGAGATTACAACCCTGTGGACAAAGCCTTGAAAAAGGACGGAACAGTTTATTACGATGTCACTGACCCTATTGTTGACGTCGTTTGGAACGACTTCGGACGACGCCTCCTAGCGTTGGTGCCTAAGTGCAAGATTCCGCGACGTTTATCGTTGCTAGATGCACTAAATCACCATATTAATATGGAGTCAACGTCGAACGTTGAAGTGAAAACGAGCGCAGGCTCTTTCATGAAGGGGAATTTCCCTGGAAAAGAAAGGTACGTCGTGCCCAATCCGGATGTTACTGATCAAGTGCACCCGTATATTGCAACCCCACTTTTGGAAACAATTGTGAAGGGGGTTTGTGATTATGTGAGAACGCGAAAAATTCCTATTTTCCCCTATCTTTGTACTTTGAAAGACGAACTTCGTGTTCTTGAGAAAGTTGAGACTCCCCGTCTCTTCCAAAGCTCGAACTTTTTGTTTGCTCTTTTGGTGCGCATGTTTTATGGCGCATACATCGATACTTACACATCACACCCCGTTGAGATGCACCACACTTTAGGTGTGGATTTGAACTCGTCTGCTGGCCGTTATTTGAATTTATTGGCTCGTGATGGGTTCACTCTCAACTCTGACTGCGGTCAGAATGATGGATTGAAGGATCGGGACTCCTTGACGCGAATGTTCTACTGGGCCGACCGGTTCAATGGTGCGTTGGAAGCGTCACAAAATGTCTCTGAGGAAGATCGAGAGTTCAATGCTCTTATGAATATCACACTCCAAGAAAATACAGTGAGTGGCGTTTGCATCATTTATGACGTGGTTTATCAAAACACACATGAATTGATGACTGGTGGAATTTTTACGACGCCAGCTAACACGCCAACTGTGAATAATGAGTTGAAGGTTATAACTCTTGCCACTTATCGTGACAAACACCCGGAACTGTTTAAGCGCTACATTTTTGATTTGCGCTCATTCCATGAGGAAAACCCAATTCTCACTTACGGAGATGATGCTCATGGTCGCACTGTGGTGCGAGTTGAACATGATGATCTTGCGAAAAAGGATGAGGAAATTTATCACCGTCGGTTGACTAGAGCCGATAAAGGACGTGGCTTTCAGCCCGATGATATGGTCTTTTTATCTCGTGCCCCCTCTGTTTATGGGTGGCGCTTGCCTGAAGGAACCATTGAAGCGATCGTCCGATACCGGATTCAGAATTCAATTCCTGACTCTGAGATGTATCCTCTTCTTTGTGAGGCCGCTCTTGCAGAGTGGTATTTTTATGGACCAGACCGTTATGAGTCCATGCGTGCGAAGTATGATGCCGAGCTAAGCCGTCTAGGATTAAAGACGACTCGCTTTGCTTATGCCAAGCATGCTGACGACCAGATTGGTCGTCACTAAGACTTCCTAAGCCTTATTACGGCCTGTGGCGTACCCACAGGGCCCAGCGATCTTGCTGGGCAACTCACATAGCAATGTGTGAGGCCGAGACCCTCCCGCGATTTATGGCATATTTTTTGCGCGAGGTAGCAAACCTATAACTCTGGATTTCCTAAGTTTAAAATTGCCTAGTGTACATATATTTAACGAGATTATGTAACACGAATCTAAATGCGTTTCTGAACATTCTACTGAAAAAGATGCCCCCAAGCAGGGTGACCGAACGGAAGAAGGAGTGATTAAGTCTCTTGACCATATCACAACTTATGATGAATCCTCAAAGATTGTTATTTCTACACAACGATCCCCTGAGGCTAACATCCTTTCTGCGACTGATCCCTACATGCCGGGCGAAGTTATTAAAGCACTGACTCGATCGTACCAGATCAAGCAGTTCACTTGGACCACTGGCGCAGCAGTTGGCGACAATTTATACACGGAGAAATTCCCTTATGCCCTACTGCAAGTGCCATTTTTGGCCGACAAGATCAAGTATTACGCTTGGCTGCGTGCGAAAGTCAAGATTTCGTTTCGTGTGAACTCCACTAAGTTTGACTATGGAGCTCTCATGATTTCCCATCTCCCGTTTTATCAAGACGGATCTGGTGGTGATTGGCGAATGAAGACGATCTGGCACGCGTCAATGTGCAATCCGAAGGTCTTGAGTGCGCAACAAGGATCGACCATCGAGTTTGAACCCCCG